TCCGTAACGCCTCTGCCACGCGCGTAACGTGACAGGGATTAAGGGTAAACTAACTGATTTTACAAGTTTTTATTTTACCCCACTTTCTTATGGGGCATACATGGGACACTTTCAGATAGTCTTTTGTTAAGGAGTTCTATCTGTTCGTGATTGTTGTCTTTCATCCATGCTCCGTAAACATTGAATACCATTTGTGCGTTTGTGTGGCCCATCTGGCTTGCGATAAAACTAGGATTAGCTCCAGCGGCAAGTGACCAGCATGCATAAGTATGCCTGGATTGGTACGATTTTCTGTGTCTCAGACCTGCGCGTTTTAAGATACTTGTCCATGACTCCCTGATGGAGTCAACCTTATAGTGCGGTCCGGAAAACTGCCGCTGTTTTATTACCTGAGGACTAAAAACAAAAGTGCATTTATGCACAGTACTTCTCCCATATTCCCTCTGCTTTACCTCTACAGAATGTTGCTTTCCAAGCATGGTCATTTCCGCCTGACTTTTAAGAGCATCAATAGCTGGTTGAACCAGATGAATTGTCCTTCCGGTGCCAGCATCGGTTTTTGGTGGAGTGAATTCGCCAAGTTTTGTATAATTCCTACGGATGGTTATAGTCCTTGCTTTAAGATCTATATCTTCCCATGCCAGCGATACCAGCTCCCCGTGACGAATACCCGTGTATACAGCGAGAATCCACAGGTTTTTTGTTTGTTGATGACGGCAAGCCTCAATAAAACGAATAAATTCGTCACGGGTGAGAGGATCTGGTTTTACCTTGGACTTTTTTAAGGGTGCCAGACCGTTAAATGGGTTTCCTGAGGTATAACCATTATCTGTTGCAAATTGAAACATTCCAGCTATGGTTGTCATATAGTAGTTTACTGTGACCACTGAGCGCCCTTTTATGGAAGAAATCTTTCCATTAGAAAGCTTTTGGTAACCGGTCAACAAATCTCTCCTTGCGAAAAGTAAATCCTCTTTTGTTATGGATGAAACCAGTTTTTTCTCACCCAACATAGGCAACATGTTTTTAATTACTGACTGGTAACGATTAAGTGCATTCGCACAAATCTCAATTTTCTTAAGGTCCAACCATTTTTCCGAAAGTGCCTTAACGGTTATCTCTCTTTTTCCCAGACCAAAGTGTTTCAGGTTAGGGGAATTAGGGAACTGTGTGGCGTAGTCGAAACTCCCCATTCTGATTGCAAAACAAACGGAAGTGCGAAGTTCACCTGCGATCTTCCGGTTTTTGGCGGTGTCAGGAACACCGAGGTTTTCTCTGACACGTTTGCCATTATAGTGAAACCATATACGGAGTGATCCTCCATGGTTTTCAACGCCTGTCGGGTATGATACGTTACTCATTAAACCTCCCAGACGTCCAGGAGCATTAACAGGTTAACCGGAACTTGCATTTTTGGCACCTGGTTGTTTCTGGTTTTCGATCCATCGCATAATTTCTTCGATGTTGTACAGGCATTCACTGTAATGCCCAGGATCACCTTCTACAGCGTAATGGCGGTATTCTTTTCCCTGCATCCATGACTTTCTCCTGGCCCGCTCGATGGTGCCGGGCTTTAGCCCTGTTGATGCAATAAGGACTCTCTCCGTACACCATTTGCTGGGGGTTATCTGATAGATGATTGTCTGCATGCCAACCTCATAAAACTTTCATCCACGGCAGTGGCACCACACGTCAAACATTCGCTTCACAACTTCACGACAGTAGAAACCGTCACCATCTTGCGTCAGGTCATAGCGATTGCCGTAACGCTGGTGGACCCATCGTTCAAATGCTTTATTCATTCTTTACTTCCTTTTTATGGCTCGTAATTTTTTCAGGTGCTTTTCCTGCTCAGTATCCGCGAGAATTTTGCGGTACTCCTGGTGGTCAATATGTTCGAACAGGCTGTTGAACTCAGTGATGCGTACCCGCCCGGAGCGCCCGTCCATCCTCCGAAAGAATACCGAGTGAACAGTACTGCGAGTAATTTTTACCGGGTAGCCAGCACTATCGGTGTATATCTGCCCGCGTTGAATCAAAGCGAACATGTGGTTATCCCCATCGACAAATCGAGAACACAACAAACGCTGCTGCGAATACCACCCCCAGAGTTACGATTGCATCAGGCCAGCTCATTGATTCACCTCCTGCGGCGGTTCTGGCAGCGGCATCCAGTGGGTTACCTCCTTGAGATACAGGTCTTCGCCATCACCGTCATCCCAAGTGGGCTTGCCATCATTAAACCAGTCGCCATATACGCCGACCTGAGTGTTGGGGATGTTTGGTGGGTAGTTGTTTTTAAAGTCAGCAGCTAACACATAGCATTGTCGCTCTCCCATTTCTGGCATTCGCTCACTACAGCTTATCCAACTCTCCGGAGTTACCGGAGAGTTGCCAGCCTCATACGCCACACGCATCCAGTGCATAAGCGTTTCAGTGCTCACACAGCCGCAATCAACATCAATTTTGCCGTGCTGCTGTTCCAGCCATTGCTCAAAAGTTAACTTGTAAGTTTGGCTTACAGGTTCTGCACTATCAGCTTCGCGCCGCTTCTGTAGCTCTGCTGCCATCGCTCTCACGACTTCAACTGGTGCCCTTGCCGCAAACTCTATGTTGGTGATCAGCTCATTAAGATATTGCTCGCCTGGATACTGTTTCTTATCGGTTATAGTGGTCATGCTGCGTTTCCTTCTTTCTTATTAACAATTACACCGTCATATATTTCATTAAGGTGTCCTCTTAGCTCCATGCGCCTTAATGCAGATAACATGTAATCGCATTCAACCTGCTTATTCCCAGTAAATGGCTTATCGTCAGAATTACCCCAACAGCAATTACCCCTGGGCCATCCATGTACTTTCCGTACTCTTCCGTTAACAACGTGAAGTAATCCCCAGCCGGGAGGTAAATCCTCAACTGAAATAATTTCCGGCTCACTAATAAAGAATCGCCAGTCGCCCATGCCAAGTGAGGGATTTTTACGGAAACGCTTTTTTCTATCTGCCAACAAGTCAGCACGAGAACACTTCGCCTCTATCAGGCATGATGCTGAATTTCTGAATCCCATAGCATCTGGCTGTTCTCCGGTACTGGTTACAGCAACAAAGCGGTCATGAAAGCAAACCTTGAACCCGTTGCGCTTAAGGAACTTGTACGCAATCTGACAGAGTTCGTGGTGTGTTAACGCCATATCACTCTCCTTTCCCATGAAGCATGGCGGCGCGGCAGGCGTTCCATATTTCGGCAGCAATATCGCGCTCGCTATCGGTTAATTTGTACGTGGAAACATAGCCAGAGAGCATTTCTACGTTTTCCGGAGTTGCTTCTTCCGGCACTACCGGCGCTGGCAAGGCAGCGTGATAGTAGAGTGGCATAGTTTTGTACAGTGGTTCGCCAGGACTTCCGTCAACCTGATTCCATTCTTCAACCCAGGCATCAACAACCGCTTTGCTGGTTGATACATGTTCTTCTGAATCTACATTTTGTCCTGATATACAGAACATAACTGCTTCTGCTTCCAGCGATGCCAGTGCGATTTCATAAGCCCGACGCTCAATATTGTCTCGGACGTCCAGGCTGCCTATACGCTCTTTGATTTCTTTAATCAGTTCTTTGTCGGTTAAAGTGGTCATTTGTTAATCCTCAAAACTTTATGCCCGGGCGCAAAAGCACGCGTTTTGTCTTTGCTTATTCGCCAGCCATCCTTGCGCGCCTCTTTTGCACAACCAGACCATGACGTACCGATATACTCACCGAAGTCTGGCGACTTATATTTGCCATCTGTACACTGGAGGCAGTCACAATAGAGATGCATGGTGTAACTTGCGGCAATAGCCATATCACTCTCCTTTAGTGCGCAAATGGTTTTTCCAGCGGTTTTGCGCCGCGCTGGGCTTTTTGCAAAAACCACAATCCATCATCCCGTAATATTTCATCAACCCCATCCGTCGGTTGCTGAGTCTCACCCACTGCCAGACGCCAGGAGCGTTTCTACGAACTAACAGAATCTTTGCTTTACGGTTGTTGGTTGCCATATCACTCTCCTTTGATGCGAATGCCAGCGACGCGTAATGCGTGTTCTAGGTCAATCAGGTAAAGCCAACTGCCATTTTCTTTAGGTATCATGACATGTCGCTCATCTGCATTTATCGGGTGTCCATATCGAAGGTCGTAGCGAGTCGGTAATTGAACTTCCCGCGCTTCCAGTTCAGCAATACGCTTGCTCCCATCAGAGATAACGCCTTCGTAATACTCACGCTGCTCTTTGAGTTGTGATTTTGCTTCTTCCAGTCCATCCAGCAAATCAGCGATAATATCCGCTTCCCGATGACGGATGTGACGCTTAAACGCAGCAAGAGCCGCATCACAATCCCGTTCAGCATTTGGGCTGTCCGGGATAGCCTGATACCACGCCAGCGTCGACTGATAGTTTTGTGCTGCCTCACGAAGCGCCTCATAGTTAACCTCTCTCATTGAGCCACCTCCTGATAAATCACTGCATGCCCCAGTTTCTCCGCCAGTGCCAGCTCTGCCTTAGCGCCCGCTGACCGCTGCCAGCCATTCAGCATGTAAATCGCATCCACACAACGAATCATTGCCATGCAAATATCCATGTAGTGCGGCTGTGTCAGCCCGTCCGGAAGTACTGCCGGGTTTAAGACGGTATGCCCTTCCCGTTTCAGTTCCTCTTCCGCCTTGTGAAACGCCTCACGGTTGAAATTTTCATATCCCGTCATTGGACCGGCAATATAAACTCTGACCCTCACTCCATCACCTCCTGAAAGTTTCCCCGATAGAACGCCAGCACACGCTGCATAACTTCGCTCTGGCGGCACTCACGACAAATTATGTTCTGCCGTCTGTTGTAACGACGTATTTCTCCGTCAGGTAACTTTCGAATCAGTGTCGGGTCAGCAGCCTTCTCCGGTGTCTTACGCCATACGCGATACGCCTGCTCTGATGGAAATACCCCGCAACCAGAGAGCCAGACATCACCACTGGCCGCAAGCGCACCAGATAAACGACGAATAGCGGTCTTACTGACACCCGTTTTATCTGCCAGTTGTCGAAAAGTTTCTCGTCCGCTCAGGCGCACGAATTCCACAATGCGCGCCTTCACTTCTTCCCGCTCTTCTGGTGTAAATACTTTTGCCATAAGCGCTTCCGGCAATCACTTTTCCGATACAACACGGCGGGAAGAATCAGTAATCTGTCGAACAATATCCCGGTGCTTGTTCAGCTCCCGCAGCGCGGCGCAGACTCGCTCCCACTTCTGAACATCACTTTTCGCCCTGCGCAGCGCCAGGTTTGCCCTGCGAAGGGACGGAAAAATCAGCTCATCTGCTTGCGTTTCGGTAAACGATGGCAACGGCTGCACAATGTCCGCCACAGTTTCTGTTTTAATTTCTTCCTGTGTTGCGGCTTCCCGGACTGGTAACGCAGCACCTGCTGGCTGAGGAAAGGCCTTACCATCACTTTCCGTTACCAGCGCGGCTTTCGACTCTGCTGGTAAATTATCGCCCGGCATGCAGTAACGAAATTTACCGTTCTGATTAACGCGTGCCAGCCGCCCCGTTGCGGTTACCACCGC